TGGGCCAGGAAAACCGGTGGGGACATATCGCCGCTGGTGGCGGTCACTCTGGCACACTATGGCTTAGTGAAAGCTGGCCAGGGACAGGCCCAGATCCTGTGACCCGCAAGTACGTGCCCCTGGCCGCGCAACTGGCCGGCATCGCATTAGTGGCCACCGGCTTAGCTTTATTGGCCATCTGGGCCGCCCTGGTGGCCGCCGGCGTGGGCCTGGCCGTCATGGGCACGGCTATGGAGCTCGAGGGCTAAGTGGGCCTGGCCAAGTTGCTGGTGCGGGCCTCGCCCAACCAGCACTCCGTCACCCGGGCGCCGCCGCCGGCGGGGCCGGCCCAGTTCATGCCCGGCCCGGAGCAACGCTGGCCGCCCACCTCGGTGCTGGCGCCGCCGACCGAGGCCGAGGCCCTGTCTGTGCCCGCCTTCTGGCGGGGCGGGGCCTATGTGTGCGGCTCCATCGGCATGCTGCCGGCCCGGGCCTACCGGGGCACCGACGAGCTCGACCCCCAGCCGGCCGTCATCGACCAGCCCGACCCCACCCAGACGGCCATGGCCTTCTGGTCGGCCATGGCCTGGTCGCTTTCCTTGTACGGCAACGCTATTTGCATCATCACGTCCCGGGACCGGCTGGGCTGGCCGCAGACGCTCAAGCCCATCCACCCCACCCTGGCCGCCGTGCGCTTTACCGGCAATCCCATGGCCCCCGGGATCGACAGTTGGTACGTGGCCGGCCAGATGTATGACACCTCCGATATCTGGCACGTAAAAAGCCACCTGGGCCGGGCCGGCTGGCCCCTTGGCCGGGGCCTGATCGACAACGACGGCGACCCCATCGGCCTGTCGATCGCCGTGCAGAGCTACGCCGCCTCGTTCTTCAATTCGGGCGGCGTCCCGTCCGGGATCCTGAAGATCCACCGGCCGGAGATAACCCAGGCCCAGGCCGACCAGGCCAAGAGCGACTGGGTGACCAAGTACTCGGGCACGCCCACGCCGGCGGTGCTGAACGAGCTGACCGACTTCACCCCGCTGGCCTACAACCCGGTCGACTCCCAGATGGTGCAGTCCCGCCAGCAGTCCCTCATCGACATCGCCCTTTTGTGGGGCGTGCCCCCATCCAAGCTGGGGGCCAGCGTGGGCGGCGGCACCTACCGCAACGCCGAGATGGAAGAGATACAGGCCCGCAACGACGCCGTCATGCCCTGGGTCAGCCTGCTCCAGGAGGCCGGCTCGCGCGAGCTCCTGCCCCGGGGCCAGGACTTGCGCTGGGACCTGGGCGCCAACCTGCGCACCGACACCCTCAGCCGCTACCAGGCTTACCAGGCCGCCCTGGGCGGCCCCGGGCCGAGCTCGCAGTGGATGCTGGCCGATGAGATAAGGGCCATCGAGGACCTCGACCCCATGGCCGACGCCGCCGCCGATATCGCCGGGGCCTCCGAGTCGGCCGAGGTGGGCGAGGCCGGCCTGATGATGCCGGGCGCCGTCGTGCCGCCCGCGCCGCCGTCACCGGCCTCGCCCTCGCCCATGGCGCCGGTGGTGCCCATGGGGCCGCAGATGGCCAAACAAATGGGGCCGCAGATGGGGCCGCAGATGGGGCCGCAGATGATGAAAGGAGCCGGCTAGGCATGAGCCCGCGTCCCGGTTTTATTCACCCGCCGGCAAACGCCAACCGCGACATTGATGGCTTGTTCCGGCGCACCTGCGCGATATGTGGCCACCCAGCTCGCCCGGCCCGGGTCTGGTTGGTGCGGCCCCGTTGCCTCGATTGCGAACGTGGCGAGACCCGCGATTACAACCGGGGCGAACAACGGAAGCTCCGAGCCAAGGAGGCATAAATGGCCGATTGGGACACCTCCTATGTGAACGACCTGCCCGACAGTGCTTTCCTGCTCATCGAGAGCGGCGGCCGGAAGGACGCCGACGGCAAGACCGTGCCCCGGGACCTGCGCCACTTCCCGGTGCGCAACGCCGCCGGCGACGTCGACCTGCCCCACCTGCGCAACGCCCTGGCCCGCATCCCCCAGGCCTCGACCCTGTCGGCCGCCCAGCGGGCGGCGGCCATGGACAAGGCCAAGGCCCTGGCCAAGGGCACCTCGGTGGGCGGCCCCAAGGGCTCCTATGCGGGCTCGGCCGGCTCGGGCCGGGACCGTATGCCGGCCGAGGTGATGGGCCTGCAAAATCGTTCTTTCGTCGTCGAGCTGCGGGCCGACGGCGACGGCCGCACGTTGTTGGGCCGGGCCGTGCCCTACGGCGAGACGGCCGCCATCCCGGGCGGCATGGAGCGCTTCATGATGGGCGCCTTTTCCCGCCAGGTGGCCGCCGGCCAGCTGGGGGCGGTCAAGCTGCACGCCTCGCATTCGGCCCGCATGGCCGGCGACATGGCCATCGGCAAGACGGTGGCCCTGTCCGAGCGGCCCGACGGCCTGCACGGGGCCTGGCAGATGTACGACACGGCCCGGGGTAACGAGGCCCTGACCCTGGTGCGCACGGGCGAGGTCACCGGCCTGTCGATCGGCTTCAAGGCCGTCGACGGCGGCACCAAGCGGGGTGCCGACGGCGCCTACGAGCGCTACGGCGCCCACCTCGACCACGTGGCCCTCACCGCCGAGCCCGTCTATGCCGGCGCCGCCGTCACCGGGGTGCGGGCCTCGCCCAACCACCCGGCCGCCCCCTACCGGCGCGAGCTCGAGCGCGCCCGGGGCATCCTGGCCCGCGTCGGTAGCGGGGGCTAAGGTCGGCCCCGAGGCCGAACCTCACGGGGCCGAACCTCGCCGACGGGCGGGAACCGGCGAGCGGAGAACCGGCAAGGGACAACGGACCCTTGCGCCGCGCCCTTCGGCGCCCTGCCCCGAGAGGTGAACCACCATGCCCAACCGGCTTATGACCAACCTGGCGGCCGACTTCCAGACCCTGACCGACCAGTACGAGAACATCCTCGACCGCTGCGCCGACGAGGGACGCGACCCGACCGAGACCGAGGCCGCCACCCTGGACGGCCTGCGCTCCCAGATGCAGCCCCTGGGCGAGCGCCTGGTCGAGCTGCGGGCCACCGACGACCGCATCGTGGCCAGCCGGGCCGCCTTCACCGGCGCCCCCGAACTGCCGCCCTCGCCCGGCCCCCTGGTGCACGTCCGCTCCGAGCCCGAGGTCTACCGCCGCGACGCCCACCCCGACGAGCGGCACAGTTTTTTCCGCGACCTGCTCCACGCCCAGCTCGACCACCAGCCCGAGGCCCGCTCGAGGATCGAGCGCCACGCCATGATGACCCGGGCCGCCGGCACTACCACCACCGGCGCCGGCATCGTCCCGCCGACCTGGCTGTTCGAGGAGTTCGCCATCATCGCCCACGGCGCCCGGCCCTGGGCCGACACCCTGCGCCGGGTGGGCATCACCGACGCCAACCCGGTCAACATCGGCGTCCAGGTCGCCCCCGGCGCGGCCGTCACCGCCCAGGCGACCGAGAACACCATCCCCAACGACGGCAGTTTCAACGCCAACCTGCTCACCACGTCGCCCAAGACCTACACCGGCAAGGTCGACGTGTCCCGCCAGCTGGTGGACGGGTCGAACCCCTCGGTCGACGGCATCATTTACACCGACGCCATGGGCTCTTACAACGAGCAGATCGAGCAGGCGGTGGTGGCCGCCTTCGAGGCGGCCGCCGGCCTGGCCGCCACCATCGTGTTCCCGGGCACGGCCCCGGTCTACGCCAACCTGTTCGACTGCTTCATCGACGCCGGCGCCAGCGTGCGCAAGCACCGCAAGTCGCCGCCCCGGGTGGTGTTCTGCTCCGAGGGGGCGTGGGCCTACATAGCCAAGGAAAAGGACCAGCAGGGCCGGCCCCTGCTCGTCACCGGCTACCACGGACCGGTCAACGCCTACGGCCTGGGCGAGAGCGTCACTTACGGCCACATCGCCGGCGAGGCGGTGGGCTTGCAGATAATCCCGTCGTGGGCCGGCGTCGACAACCACCTGTACGTGGTGAAAGCCGACGACTCACTGCTGCTCGAGAGCTCGGTGTTCAACTTCCGTTATGAGGAGGTGCTCGGCCCCGAATCGATACGCCTGGGCGTATGGGGCTACGCCGCCCCGGTGCTCGGCCGCTACCCGGCCTCGATAGCCAAGATCGACGCCGGCACCACCATCCCCGCCCCCCAGGTGGCCGAAGACGCCGGCCAGCAGGCGGCGCCCAACCACCGCAACAACAAGTAGGCCCCGGTGGCGACGGCCTGGCCCGGCCTGGACGACGTGAAAGCGTTGCTGCGCGTGGAGGACACCGCCTCGGACGCCCTCATCACCACCGGCCTGGCCGCCGCCATCACCTGGGTCACCAACCGGGTCGACCCCAAATACGTGCCCGGCACCCCGACGTTCGTCGCCCCCCTGCCCGACCCCCTGTTCACCGTGGCCCAGTACGAGGCGGCCCGCCTGGTGCGCCGGCGGGACAGTGTCGACGGCACCATCGGCTGGGGCGATATGGGCGTGGTCCGGGTGGGGCCGAAGGACCCCGACATCGAGACCCTGATCGCCGCTTACCTGGTGATCGTGACGTGAGCTGGGACCGGGCCGCGGTGGCCAACGCCCTGGTGGCCGTGCTCGGCCCGGCCACCGGCGCCACCGTTCACCCCCGGCCGCCGGAGACGCTCAACCCCATGTGCCTGGTGGTGGGCCGGCCCCAGCCGGTCACCTACTCGGTGGCCGCCCTTTCGGTCGACGAGGCCGTGCTGCCCCTCATCGTGGTGGGCGGGGTGGAGACCGAGGACCAGATAGAGGCCATAAAGAACGCCGCCAAGGCCGCCGTCACCGCCGACCCCACCCTGGGCGGGGCGGTACAGGCGGCCTGGCCCACCGAGGAACGCAACTGGCGCAACATCACCGGCGCCGGCGGCATCCAGCTTCTGACCGTCGAGCTCATCCTGACCGTGAACATGTGAAAGGAACCCCCTAAATGGCCACCGCCACCGCCACCCGAGACAACGCCCCGCCCGATGACGCCCCGCCCGATGACGCCCCGCCGCCGCCGCCCGGGCCATCGTTGACCGCCACCGGCGACCCGCTACCCCCGACCGCCTCGCCCCTCATCCTCAACGACTGCTATTTCGAGATGAACGGCACCAACCTGCGCTGCCTGGTGCGCCACCTCGAGGCCGCCTTCCCGGAGAACAAACCGGTAACGGTAACGACTTTTTGCGGCGAGACGGACTACCCGGGGGTGA